AATATGTTTGGAAATCAAGAACACACATTATGGGTAGAAAAGTTTAGACCCGGTACATTAGATGGATATGTAGGTAATGAGCACATTATCGATAAGGTTAAAATTTATATAGAATCAGGAGATGTTCCGCATCTATTATTTTATGGACAAGCCGGAACTGGTAAAACAACATTAGCCAAGATTATTGCAGGTAATGTTGATGCAGATATTATGTATATAAATGCCTCGGATGAAAATAATATTGAAACAGTTAGAACCAAGATTAAGAATTATGCTAGTACAGTAGGATTCAAAAGATGGAAGATTGTTATATTAGATGAGGCAGATTATATGACTCCAAATGGTCAAGCAGCCTTAAGAAATTTAATGGAAACCTTTTCTAAAACAACTAGATTTATATTGACATGTAATTATGTTGAAAAGATTATAGATCCTATTCAATCCAGATGTCAAGTGTTTGGAATAACTCCACCTAATAAAAAGGAAGTTGCCAAAAGGATTGTATCTATATTGGAAGAACTTGAAGTGTCATATGATAATAAAGATCTTGTTACAATTATAAACGCCGGCTATCCAGATATTAGAAGGGTATTAAATGGCTGTCAGAGGCAGGTTATTGATGGGGTCTTAAAAATAGATGATACTAGTGTTATACAAGCAAATTATATGACCAAGTTAATTGAGATATTGAAGAAGGATGACAAGAAATCAGCATTTAAGAATATTAGACAATTAATAAATGATAGTAAAGTTAAAGACTTTTCAGCATTACACAAATATTTATTTGATGAAATAGATAGTTATGCGACAGGTCATATTGCAAGTGTTATATTAATTTTAGCAGAATCACAATATCAAGATTCATTTGCAGTAGATAAAGAATTACATATCATGTCTACAATAGTAAAATTATTAAACGAATTAAAATAGGGAACAATTATGGCAAAAAGCTTTAACGTAGGAGGAAAACTACCTGGAATGGGTAACAGAAACCCAGGCCTTAACACAAATATTAATATTAAGCCAGAAGATCTAGACGATGTATGTTGTGAACAATGTGGCAGTAAATATTTTAGACAAGTATCAGCATTTAAAAGATTATCAGGATTATTATCACCAACAGGTAAAGAACAAATTGTACCTGTGCCAGTATTTAGATGTGATGAATGTGGATATATAAACGAAGAATTTAGACCAGTTGAAGCAAAAAATAAAAAATAAACCAGCTACAATATTTGATCATTTAGCCAATATAACATGGAAAAAGAAACCATGGTCAGAACTTACTGAACTAGATCAAAAATCATTTTCACCTTATTTAATTAATAGATGGTTGTCAATGAATCCAGATCTTATTGAAATAGTAGATATGTTTCAACAATATACAATTGGACCATTAAATAAAAAACATGTTTATCAATTGTATTTTGATGTACTGCCAAAAGCAAAAATGTTTGCAAGATATATAAAAGGAAAGAAAATGGACAAATATAATAAAGAATTAGTTACAATAATAGGAAATCATTATCAGATACCAAAATCAGAAGCCGAAGAATATGTTACAATATTTTTATCTAATTCTGATACAATAGATAATCTTGTAACAATATTAAAGTTGTATGGTAAAACAGATAAAGAAATAAAGGAGTTATTAAAATGAAAACAATAAAAGACACGCCAAGGGCTGAAGATAAGCCGACAAGCAGAGTAGTATTTAATCAAATTCAAAATAGAATAGTTGATCATGAAGACGAGGCAGTTAAATATTGTCAAGAAAATTATCCAGAAACATGTAATGAATTCTTAAATATAATGGCTGACCAATACGTTTTATTTTGTAAGAAACAAAAGAATTATGGACCAGGTAATATATCAGTAGGAACTGATTGCAGAACAGATAATGATGTTAAATTATCATTAACAGGATTATGGTTTAGAATAAATGATAAAATACAAAGACTAAAACAATTAATTGTATTAGGTCATAAGGATAATGTTGGAGAATCAGAACAAGATACCTTTCAAGATTTATCAGTATATGGTATTATTGCTCAAATAGTTTCTGCCAAAAAATGGGGCAAATAATTAGGACTTACGAGCTTTTTTTCTTATATTTATATAATGAATAAGTTCCTTAAATATAATAAACGTGAGCCAGTTTCTGGCGAAAGAAAAATTTCATATTCACAATATTCAATGTATTCTCAATGTCCAAAACATTGGGAATTAGCATATGTGAAAAACTTACGAACATTTTCTCAATCAATTCATACAGTATTTGGTACAGCAATGCATGAAACATTACAACATTATTTAACAGTAATGTATGATAATTCGGTTAAAGCAGCTGATGCTATTGATATACATGGTTATTTGAAAGATCAAATGTATACGTTATATAAAGATGCAGTTGAGAAGATGGGAGACCATTTTTCAAATAAATTTGAATTGGGTGAATTTTATGAAGATGGTGTTGCGATACTAGATTGGTTTAAAAGAAAGAGAGGTGGATATTTTTCAAGAAAGAATGAAGAATTGTTAGGCATTGAAATTCCAATATATCATCCAGTTAATGAAACAAATGATAAGGTAATGATGTTAGGTTATTTAGATGTTGTTATTAGAAATAAAGTATCTGATAGAATAACTATTATTGATATTAAAACTAGTACAAGAGGTTGGAATAAATGGCAAAAAGCAGATAAAACTAAAACATCTCAATTAGTATTATATAAAAAATATTTTGCAGAACAATATGGATTTGATGTTGAAAAGATTGATATTAAATATATGATTGTGAAAAGAAAATTAATTGAAGGAGCCATGTTTCCGCAAAAAAGAATTACTGAATTTGCTCCTGCATCAGGTAAACCAACTAGAAATAAATTAGCTAATTCAATTAAATCATTTGTTGATACAAGTTTTCAATCAGATGGAAAATATAATGAAGAAAGAGAATATCCAGCAGTAGCAGGTAAAAATAATAAAAATTGTAAATGGTGTGAGTTTAAAGATCGATTAGATTTATGTCCAAGACAAAATAGAATACGAGTATGAAAGTAGCGATAATAGGAAGTAGAGAATATGAAAACTCTAGAAAGATAAAGGATACTTTAACCGAATTAAAAAAACGATTTGGTGATAAGTTGATTATTATTTCAGGAGGAGCTCAACATGGCGCAGATAAATTTGCAAGAAAGTATGCATTAGAGTTTGGATTACGATATAGAGAGTTTAATCCAGCACATACGGTTAAAAATTTATATTCAGCCATGTCTGAAGACTATTATGAAAAGCCATATCATGTATCACAATTTCATCACAGGAATATGTTGATAGCAAGAGATTGTGATGTTATGATGGCATTTATTGCAAATGGAGCAGATTCAGGAGGAAGTATGAGTGCAATTAAAAGAGCTAAAAAACTAAATAAAAAAGTTACAATTATATCATGAGTAGAAAAAATGAATTTTATATTTTAATAAAATGGCATTACAATCCAACAACAAATACAGTTGGAAAGAAAAAGAACTTACCAGTATTAATGCTAGATTCAAAAGGAGATCCATTAGAATTTGATGATCCAGAGTCAGCTAATGAATTTTTAGAGATAATGAATATCAATACCAATCAAGGATTTAGATACGAAGTTAGAAAAATAGGTAAGAAGTATTTAAAAGTTAATCAGAAAGAAACATGAAAAAATATTTAACATATCACGCAAAATGGCAATTAGGTATAATTGTCTCATGGCCATGCATGTATTTGTTTTCAGATATATTAGGTTGGTCAAATTTAGCAACAGTGATTGGATTTCAATTTGTTGGAGCAATAATTTTTTATCCAATTGATAAATATATATTCAAAAAAATGAAAGGTTGAGAAACCAAAAGCATATTTATAATAAAGTTATACGGAGATTTTAAATGGAAATAAAGTTACCAAAATTAAAAAAAGTAGACCCAAACAAACCAAAGAAAAAGAAAATATTACTATTAGCAGATGACTTAAGATTACATTCTGGTATTGGAACAATGTCTAAAGAATTTGTAATGGGAACAATACACAAGTATGATTGGGTACAATTAGGTGCAGCAATTAAACATCCAGAACATGGAAAGGTATTTGATCTTTCTGCAGAATTAGGAAAAGTTACTAATGTAAACGATGCATATTGTAAAATATATGCATGGGGTGATTATGGAAATCCAAATATTTTAGGACAGTTAATACTACAGGAAAAACCAGATGCAATATTACATTTTACAGATCCAAGATTTTGGAAATGGTTGTATGATATAGAACATGAAGTAAGACAAGATATTCCAATTATGTATTATAATATTTGGGATGATCTTCCATATCCATTTTGGAACGAACCATTTTATGAATCTTGTGATATGATAATGAATATATCTAGACAAACTCAGAACATTGTAAAAAATGTTTTAAGAAGACAACCTAAATCAGATTGGGCTGTACAATGGGTTCCTCATGGTATCAATGAAAAAGATTATTTTCCTATTACAGAATTAAGTACTCATTTTAATGAATATAATGAATGGCAGAACACTTTTAAGAAGACTAATAATATTGATTTTATTGTTTTTTGGACAAATAGAAATATTAGAAGAAAACAACCAGCTGATGTTATATTGTCATTTAAAACATTTTGTGATGGATTATCTAAAGAAAAGGCAGACCGATGTGCATTATTTATGCATACACAAATTTCAGATAATAATGGTACAAACTTAATGGCAGTAAAAGATGCGCTTTGTCCTGATTATAAAATTATATTTTCAGATCAACCAATTGATCGAAAATTTTTAAATTATTATTACAACATAGGTGATGTAACTCTTAATATAGCATCTAATGAAGGATTTGGATTATCACATGCAGAGTCATTAATGGCCGGAACACCTATTATAAATAATGTTACAGGTGGATTACAAGATGGTTGTAGATTTGAGAATGAAAATGGAGATTGGATAGAATTTACAACAGATTTTCCAACTAATCATAATGGGACATATAAGAAGCATGCTAAATGGGCTAAACCAGTATTTCCATCAAATAGGTCTATACAAGGTTCTCCGATGACTCCTTATATATTTGATGATAGGGTAGATTTTAGAGATGTTGCAAAGGCAATTCGATATTGGTATGATATGGATAAAGAAGAAAGAAATGAAGCAGGTTTGGCCGGACATGACTGGGTATGTGGTAACGAATCAAATATGTCTGCAAGAAGAATGAGTGAAAGATTTATAGAATGTATTGAAACATGTTTAGAAAAATGGACACCAAGAAAAAAGTTTACAATGTATAAAGTTGAACAATCACAAAAAATTGAAAAATCAGGAGTTATAGTATAATGAAACCATTTATAGTAGTACAAGGACCAGTTGCAACTAGATCAGGTTATGGAAATCATACAAGAGATTTAGTTACAGCATTAATTAAAGCAGATAAATATGATATACAAATTGTATCATTACCATGGGGCGTAACTCCAATGAATGCTCTAAAACCGGATAATTTAGAACATCAAGAAATTTTAAAAAGAATAGCAAGAGCAAATATATCAAAACAACCTGATGTATATATTCAAATATCAGTACCAAATGAATTTTGTATGTCACCAGATGGAAAAACTGTACATAAGCCTGGAAAATTTAATATTGGAATAACAGCTGGTATAGAAACTAATGCAGTACCAGCATCTTTTTTACAAGGCGCTAATCGAATGGATTTAAT